ATTCGACACTGAATCCATCTCTCAAACCATCCATTGCCTCAACCAATGCATCAGTGCCAGCAGTGGTGTTTGCAATCTTGAATGTTGCATCAATTGACTTGTCGCCATTCATTGTCATTGATAATGTTTTGCCAATTCTGCGTGTGCGATCATGCTCCAAGTTTAGGAAAACATCTTTAGGTGCAATTGATCCCTTGCTGAATAAAACTTTTCCAGTTGATGCATTTGCTGATTCATTGAACGCAACAATTTTTCCGCTGATTGTTCTTGACTCAGAATCAGCCGCGGTGATTGTCATTGGTGTTGTCAGTTTCATAGTGCCATATCCTCTTTCTCCATGATTTCATCAGCGGTCATTACGCCAATGCGGTTGTAAATTTCATATACCTGAGCACGCTCCATTGCAGATCCGCGCAAGTAGTAATCCAAATTGAAACGCGCCACTGTTGATGAGGCTACGAAATCGGGCATTGAGAGTCTTTGTTCAATGCAATTCATGATTGGCAATAAACTCAATTGCAGCAATGATTCTTTTTGTGTTGTTGCATTTGAATAAGTCATTGATGATCCAGTATTTGAATCCGTGAAATATGCAGGGATACCACACGCACGGCTGATCTCAGTTGAGATGTATTCACGCGCTGAAGCCAATTGCAATTTCTCGGGATCAAATCCAACTGTTTCCAGAGTTACATCCCTGGAGCAATTTCGCACTCTTGTTGCATTGATTGAATCATCTGATGAGTTATCTAAAAAGGTTCAGCGTATTAAGTGGTCACATGGCAATGAGGAAATCACAATTGCCGGCAAGAATGGTGTGAATCGATTTGCGATCAAGGCAGGTGGATCAGCAGCCCGAGGCACATCACCAACAACAGTTCATCTTGATGAGTTGCGTGAGCAGCATGATTTGGATTCATTCGCTTCCCTGCGTTATTCACTTTTAGCTGCTAAGAATCCCATGATCATGGCGTATTCATCAGCGGGTGATCAGCACTCCCTGGTTTTGAATCAGTTGCGAGATCGTGGAATCGCTGCCGCTGCTGGGGCAAAAGACAACATTGCTTATTTCGAATGGTCTGCTCCAACTGATGATGTAAATGATCCAGCAAACATCATTGCTGCCGTTCCCGCCCTGGGTCATACAATTCACCTGGACAACATTGAGCAATTGTTAAATGATCCTCATGAAGTTGTAATGACTGAGGTGCTATCTCGCTGGGTTGCCACAATAACCGCTGCGGTGGGCGAAATAGAGTGGCGAGCATGTGCATCCGAGGATATTGACCTCGATCCTGAAAAGATCACCTGGATGGCACTGGATCACTCTCCTGATCGTAGGCATGCAGCCTTAGTCGCTGCCCAGCAATTACCCAATGATCAATTTATTGTGAAACTGCTCCACACCTGGACAAATGACTCAACCCTGGATGACAAAGCAATTGCTAATGATGCCGCTGCCTATTGCAGAAAATACCCTATTGAATTCCTGGCTTATTCAAGGAGAACATCAGCAGCAGTTGCAGATCGAATGCGCCCTGCTGGAATTCCAGTTTTAGAGGCAGATTCCTTTTATCCTCAAAGTTGTGATGAATTACTTTCAGCTATAAATAGCGGTAGGTTGCGCCACCGAAATCAGGAGCAATTGAATCTCCAAATGTTGTCAGCGGTTAAATTGCACCGAGGTGATGGTGGAATGGTTTTGGGAAGGCGTGCAAGTCAGTCAGCAATTTGCGCAGCGGTTGCATCTGCCCTGGTAACACATTTTGCGACACGCCCATCAACGGATGTTGATATATTGATCGGTTGATGCTAACAGCCTGAAAAAATTGCAGCATGGCAATTCTTGATCGATTTCGTACAGTTCGCGCAGACACACCTGCTGCGACTTATGATGTTGCTGCCGCAAACCTTGCACCAGTTAATTCCATTGATGCGCTTTATTCATTCTTTCCGTCAGCACTGACTGCGACTTATCAAGAGTTCATGAGCATCCCAACCGCGGCTCGCGCCAGGAACATAATCGCGGGATCGCTTGCCTCGATTCCAGTTATTTTAAGAGATCGTTCAACTGGCGAAACTTTAGATTCTCCAAGAGTATTAAACACTCCCGATCCTCGAGTGCCTGGACAAGCAGTTTATTCATGGACTGCATCTGACATTTTACTTTATGGTTATGCATACTGGCAGATCACTGAATTGTATGCAGACACTTACCGAGTGCGATCAGTTCAACGCATTGATCCAATGAGAGTAACCATTCACACTAATGCCAACGCCAGCGAGATCACAGGTTATGCCATCAATGGCGAAAACATCCCGAATGAAGGCGTTGGCAGTTTAGTTGTATTTTATGGAAATGATGAAGGTGTATTGAATCGCGCTGGTCGCACAATTCGCACTGGTGCAGAATTAGAAAGAGCCGCTGCAAATTATGCACGCGAGCCAATCCCCTCAATGGTTTTGAAATCAAATGGATCAGCATTGCCAGCAGATCGAATTGCTAAATTGCTGGAGCAATGGGGCGTTGCAAGGCGTAATCGCACAACTGCATTCTTAAACGCTGACGTTACATTAGAAACAGTTGGATTTGATCCCGAAAAACTACAATTGGCAGCAGCGCGTTCTTTCATCAGCACTGAAATTTCGCGGGCGTGCGGAATTCCTGCTTACTTTACTGATTCAAACACTGGATCATCAATGACATATTCAAATGCAACTACACAAAAAGAATCATTGTTGCAATTGAGTTTAATGCCAATTATGAATTGCATTGAACAAAGACTCTCAATGCCCGATTTTGTAGCCAGTTCAACAGTTGCACGTTTTGATTTGGATTTCTACTTGCGCGGATCAGCAATGGAACGTGCGCAGATTTATGAAATATACAACCGCATTGGCGTAATGACCGCTGATGAAATTATGCAGAAAGAGGACATGGCACTATGAAACTGACAACACCAATGACAATTACCGCGGCTGATTCCGAATCAAGAACAATCAGTGGTCGGATTGTTGCATTCAATGAGGTAGCAAATGCATCAACAGGGCGCGTTGTATTTGCTAAAAATTCAATCACACCAACTGATGTGTTTCTAAACCTGGAGCATGATCGCACACGCAGAATTGGCAAAACATTATCCATGACAATGAATGGTGATAAGTCAATTGATGCAACATTCAAAATTGCAAACACTACCGCGGGCACTGATGCGCTAGTTGAAGCAATGGATGGATTGCGTGATGGATTCTCCGTTGAATTAGCGGTGAATGACTATGAAATGGCTAAGGATGGCACTATGAAAGTTTTATCAGGCGAATTAACTGGCGTTGCATTAACCAGCGAGCCAGCAATCAGATCAGCCCGCGTTTCAAGCGTGGCTGCAACAGAGGATTCTGAAGCCGTGACTACGGAAACAGATCAAACAACACCAACCGAAGGAGAAAACGCAGTGGCTGACACTACCGTTGAAACACCTGCTGCATCTGCTGAAACAGTAGAGGCATCATTATCAATCAAGGCGACTGGCAACATGCCAGTGGCTTACACAAAGGTTCGCAATCCAATTCAGACAACTGCGGATTATCTATTTCACTCAATCCAGGCAACACGCGGTGATCACGATTCACGCGAATATATTGCTGCAACTAATAACTCAACCACTGACAATCCTGGCTTAATTCCAACACGCCAATTGACTGAGGTTGTAAATGGACTTGCCGACAATGTTCGCGCATCCATTGATTCAATCTCAACTGGCACACTACCTGATGCTGGTATGCATTTTGAGATTCCAAAAATCACCGTGCTGCCATCAGTAGCAGTAACAGTGGAAAATGATCCAACACCAAATGTTAATTTAGAATCTGAATACATAACAGTTGATGTCAAGAAATTCAGTGGCTCTCAGGTCATGAGCGTAGAATTACAAGACCGCAGCAGCCCATTATTCCTTAATGAGATTCTTTCAAATTTAACCTCACAATATGCGCGTGCAACTAACGCATACAACTCAGGGCAAATTTTTGCTGGAGCAACAACCACTG